CATGCAATACAAACTTTCCGGTTAGTTAATAATTCAGCCAGTGCATATAGGTTTTCAGATCATTATGGTATTACTGATAATCCTACAATTTACGTTATAAGTGGAACTACAGTTGCATTTGATCTAAATAATATTTCAGGACACCCTTTTGAAATACAAGATAGTACAGGCACTCAATACAACACTGGCCTGGTTCATGTTGCAAACGATGGGACGGTAGTTACCGGTTCAAATGCCCAAGGCAAAGAAAGTGGTACTTTATATTGGAGAATTCCGGAAACAACTACATCGCCGCCTAACTTTAGGTACCAATGTACGCTACATGCAGCAATGGTTGGTGCAATAACAATTAAAGATTTTAGTGCTCTTTAACATCTTTTAGAAGTTTAGCAAATTCTTTACGTATTTTTATCATTTCGATAACAAACTCTTGATTAACATTTGGTTTTATGTAACCATTGTTATTAGTGTCATGCGCACTGTCTATATATCGAGAATATTCTATAAATTTCTGAAGTAGATTTGTAAAATATTGCTTATTCTTTCCTAACTTAATTTTACTAATAGCATTTTTATAAGACTCTACATCAGACTGCATTTTTTTGCTGTGTTTTAAGAATAAAGACATCAAAATAAACCTTCCGCAGCAATAAAAAATAAATCTTCTTCATTTTGTTCAGTAGATGCTTCAGAAATGCTTCCATTTTCTGTCAAACATTCTAAACTTGTTGGCACAAGTGGAAAAACTTCCCAAGTACTGCCTTCTTTAAGTTCATTATGGTAGAATTTTCCGTCCTTTGGGTTGATATACCTGACAATAAATTCTCCGCTATTGACAAACCATGTTTTCTTAACATCTTTATGGTATATAAAGTCCGTTTTATTGTGCTTGTTGTCAAATATTAAAAACTTTGCACAATATTTTTCATTAGATGCCCAAGTAACCTCAGTACCCCAGATAAATTTCTTAATTTTATCATTTTTTGACATATTAATTCACCAAATCAATAACTTTGAACACAGTTTCCAATTTTGTAATGTTTGTTTTGTTTTGTAAAGTATTTTTTAGTCCTTGATGCAACGGCTTCGGCCAGGATTTGAAGGATACCCATGCATAACCATCATGTTCATTGTTAAGTTGAGGAATAAACTCTTCAGCAACTACACACAAGTATGTGTGGAACAAGAATTTAGAGTCATTTGATACAAAGGTTTCTAGTGGTATAGTTTTTTTGATAGAAATTTCTCCAATTTCTTCAAAAATTTCTCTTTGTAGTCCTTCCCATGGAGTTTCGGTGTGCTCATTGGTGCCGCCAACCAGCCCCCAAAGGTTACTTTGCCTACCCTGTGTTCGATGCAAGAACAAAAATCTTTTTGTTTTTAATGAATATATTAGTGCGCCACTACAAACTATACTGTCCATATAGTTAATTATCTTAGTATTGCAAACGCCATGACCCGTTTGGATATTCACCTTCAAATGCTAGTAACCATTCACCGGTATCCCACTTATACTGAACGCCTGTATTAAGATTTGTTTGGTATATTGTGTCTGTTGAGCTACTTGCATCGAATACAATACTCCATTTAGTACCATCCCATTCAACAATATCGTTTTCACTAGCAACAAAATCAGTGCCGTCCGCATTTTTCCAGGCGTCTGCACCATCTTCGTTATCAACATCGCCAATTGGAGCTAGTATAAGTATCCTTGGGTTGCCAGTAAGTCCTAAATCTTGAGGATTTGACTTTTGAGGATCTATGATATAATCAATTTTACTTCTGTCACCTAACGAAGATGTAATAACAGAGTCGGAAGGTAACGAATCTTCATCCCAATTAACAATAGCAAACGCTGGGTCGTTCTCATTAATTGCTAGTGTTCCTGAAATTTCATTATCTAAATCATTTCTTGCTAATCGTACCTGTGTAACACCAGATTCGAATTCATAAGGTAACGCTTTCAAATAACTGATCCAGTCTTCACCGCCAACAATTCCTTTTTTAACAAGTTGAATGGTGTTATTCATTACCAATAGATTAGGTTGGTTGTGACTCATACCCATAACAATATCAACACCTGATCGCACAAGTTCTTGTTTTTCTTGAATATTTTTAATTTCACCGGTAGGAACAACAGCCAGCTTCGGTCTAATTAATGCTTCTGCATTTCCGGAACTTTGTCCTAAGCCATCTCCCAGATCAACTGATCCTTGCTCGTTGAAAATACTAGTTACAATGTCCGTAACAACACCTAAACGTTTTACTTTGGCTGGTGGGGAAATATAAATTGGTGTAGTAAATCCTAAAGTAGCAACATCTATCTCAGTTTCTGTTCCTACTGGTATGCTTCTACTACTGAAAGTTAAGTTTTCTAAATTAACTACACTTAAACTAGTCCAATCGATATAGTTGTCTGTGGTTTGTATTTCTAAACTAGGATTAAACAACATCAAAATTTGTTCCATGATTTGTAATTTCATGTCTGTGTTAGTTGTCCAGATATCTACATTCACGCTAAGTGTGTATGGTGTGGGCATTAATCTTTCAACAGTGTAGTTTTTGCCTTCCTTTTTTAGATATTCTTTTCCTTCACTATCGTATGCACGTTCTCTAATATTTACTTTACTTACATAACTGGAATCTCCAGTCCTGTCTCTGTCCATTTCTATGCCTGTGACATAAACAGCCATGCGAGGGGCACTAGGAATTTTGTTTTCGCTGTTATCTCTTAGTATAGAACCTACTTGTCTAGTTATATCTCCGTACATAACAGGCACTTGCACCAGCTGACCCTTGCCATCCTTATAACTAAAATTACTCATCATACGCACTATCTGCGTAATATACCTTCTAATTTGTCCGTCATAAAAATGTTGCATTAGTTATCCGCCTTAGGTCTAAGTGCTTGAGACAAACTTTGTCGTTCTTGAACTGTTTCACCACCAATTTCGTCAGTGTTGGTGTTATTAACAAATGTTCCTTTTTGTGTAAGTCTGTTGTCGGTATTTGTCATTGTCATGCGCACGTTCTCTTCTAGTTTAACCCAACGTGATCCGTCATATCTAAACAGTCTATTTGGAAAAAAGTCAGTTCTTAAAAAATAATCATCCACTGTTGCTCCTGAAGGAAATTGAATTCCGTGTCCGAACGCTTCTCCATTAGGCGGAATACCATCACCTAACAAGTATCCTGAATAACCTTCTCTATCCGGAGGTGACATTATTCTGTCAGCAGTTAAATCAGCACCACTTGCATCGAGTACTGTTTGGTCTGCTCTGTTAAGTTGTGTGTCACCGTTATCGTCAATGTTTAATGTAAAGAAATGACTAGTATCGTACCCCGATTTTGCAGCATCTGCTTCTGCTTGATTCAAGATTGCATTATTAATTTGCATTTCTTGTTCATAGGTTGAAAGCAAATCTCTAAGTGTTTGTGTTTCGCCTTCTTCTGCAGGAAGGTCTAGTATCTCTTTAAACTCTTGACTATCAACAATTTGTTTAAGTTTTAATCTGTACAAATGAGGATACCACGTTTGTGTAAAACCCTCTGCTGCACGATTAATGTCTTCGACTACATAGAAGCGTTTCAATGCAAGAGAAAAATCATTTAATGCATATTCATCTTTTAGATGCGGCAATTCTATTACATCACCTGGCATAATCTTTCTGCCTAATGTCTTAACGCTGCTTCTAATATGCACAGTGAGCATAATAGTATCATCATTAGCTAAGAACAACCCAAACTGACTTAGATTAAAATCTAAATCTTGGACATTGTAAATTCCTCGTATAGTATAAACATCCGGATCGTATTTACGATCTCTGTTCTCCATAAACAGCAGGTCTTGTATGTTAGTTTCTTTGACAGCATCATATTGCGGCTTATCCGCAGTTGCCGATGCGTCATCTGGATTTTCGGGACCTAGATACTTATGGACATGTAAGTCTGTACCGCCGACTGAAAACATTTCTAGTATCTGTCGATCTAGGAATTCGTAGTCGTTGCCCTTTTCTGGTTTGTATAAAGATAGTCTTGGCATACACATATTTATCGATACGATAAATACTATGGAGAACTTCATATGGCAAATTTAGCAACAAAGAAACAAGAAGTATATGATTATGTAAATGCTATGCTCGGCGGCGGAATGATCGACGTTGAATTAGATCCTATTCATTATGAAACTGGACTTAATAAAGCATTGACTAAGTTTAGGCAGCGTTCAGACAACTCAGTTGAAGAATCATATATTTTCTTGCCTACAGTCATTGATCAAAACGAATATACACTTCCTGCAGAAATTGTTGAAGTTCGTAAGTTATTCCGCAGAAGTATAGGATCACGTACCGGCGGCGGCGACGGCGGCACATTGTTTGAACCATTTAACATGGCTTATACAAATACATACTTGTTAAGCTCATCTAATATGGGTGGCCTT